AGTTGCAAAGGCAATGAATATGGATGTTTTACAAACTCTAAGAGATAGCGTTGAAAAATCAATAAAAGAGGGTATAACATATCAAGATTTCAGAAGGGGTTTACAAGGTAACTTAACTAATCTTGGTTGGTGGGGCAGTAAAAAAGAAATGCTGAATCCGAATACAGGCGAAGTTGAAAAGGTTACTCTCGGAACTCCAAACAGATTAAGAATTATTTACGAAACTAATTTGAATGTAGCTTATGCGGTTGGCAACTATGAGGGTATGAAAGCTAATGCAGAGGAGCGACCTTATTGGCGGTATCGTGCTATACTCGATAACAATACAAGACCTGCCCACGCTAAACTTCATAATAAAGTTTATCCTCACGACCATAAATTTTGGAGTAAGTATTATCCTCCTAATGGCTGGGGATGTCGGTGTACTGTTGAAGCTTTGACTAAAGAGGAAGTAAAAGAGTTCGGTTACAAGGTTTCTCGTGATTTACCAAAGAATGTCAAAGTACCCAAAGAGTGGAATTTTAATCCTGCCAAAGTAAATTATCAACCTGACTTATCCCTTTACAGTAAAGACATAAGTGATGCTTACAAAAAAGGTGTTGGCGTTGTTACCGAGGTTGGAAAGGATGTTATTAGTAATGAAAAAATCAATGCTATAAAAACATATGACGAAGCAAAGCAAGTAATAAAGGACATCCTTAAAAATAATTACGGTTCAAAAGTTAAGAACATAACCATTAATAAAAAATTGCCAATACCGGTATTAAAACAATACATTATTCAAATAAATGAATTGTCAAAAGAGTATATGTACGAAGTCCATTGGTATCATAACAAACCAATGGTATTTGAAAGCATAGCATTCTCAAGCACTAAAGAGTATTTAGGACGGTGCCGACCTTACGGCGATGGGGTACAAATCAATTTTGGTCATAAAAATTGTAATGTGTCTGATCATAGCATACTCAATCCTGACGAGTATGATAAAATGGATAAACCATTTTACTTTGCAAAGGACGTCTATCAAAAAGCAAGATACCACTCTCTCGTTGATGCGGACAAAGTTATTATATCAACTCCGACACACGAGTTCTTTCATATGATTAGTCACGTATATCTTAATGATGTAGGGGACTATGAGAGAGTGAAAAAGGGAGTAGGCTTTTGGAAAGAAATGATGACACTTCAACAAGATTATCGCAAAGAGATTTGTGCGAGCAAGTCGGTTAAAGAATTGAGCGAATCATTTTTAGGAACGTACGCAAACACAAATCTAAATGAGTTCGGGGCTGAAATATTTACTGAGTATAAACTTAGTTCCAATCCAACAAAGTATGCAAGACTTGGCGGAGCGATAATAGATAAGTATTTCAAAAGAGGCGAAGGCAAAGACTATAAGAGAAAATATACAAAAGAAGAACAGGAACAAATTGATAAAAATAATAAGAGGATTAAATGAGTCCCAATGAAAAATACATTTGTCTCGGTTGCAAGCACAATCGTTATATGCGAGGTGGTTGTGATGCGTTCCCTCTCGGAATACCACAAAGCATACTTGAGGATATTATAGAGAAAGGACATTCAACGCCTTTTCCGGAGCAGAAAAATAAAATTGTTTTTGAAGCAGGAACTCCTTCTGACATAGTAAAGTAATGAAACTTAATACTAATGATATTGCAAAAATAATCTCTCAGGACTTACTTGCTATTGTCAGACGTAACTTTGAAGTCGAGGGTCGTCCGAAGTGGAAACCTCTTTCACCTGCTTATAAAAGACGTAGGTATAAAAAAGGATATACAGGCAACATTCTAACTGTTAGCGGTCAACTTCTTAAATCGATAGTGGCACAAACAAACGGGAACACGGCAATAGTCAGCACGAATAAAGTTTATGCGCCGATACATAACTTTGGCGGTACAATTAATATGCCTGCTCGGAGTAATCTCTATACTCAAAACAGAATTAAGCGAGGAAAAAACAAAGGTAAGTTTACCAAAGGGACAACTTATGGAAAGGGAGCGACCATAAAAGCGCATAAGATAGTTATTCCCAAAAGGGAATTTATGAACATACCTGATAATGAGTTATCCAAATTATTAAAAAAGGTCAAGACCTTAGTTGCCAATAGTATCGATTTCGCAAAATAGCAATTAAACAAGCTCATTATTTCGCTAAATTTCGCACGGAATCAGCGCAAATTTACACGATATTTGGAAATTCGATGAAATATGCGCCCCATTAAAGGATAATGCGTTAAACCTGCTTTATATCGTTAATTATATTATATATAAACTTCTCAGATACTCCGATTTTTCTGCTCATTTCTTTAACAGTCATTTGCTCCCTATGTTGAATAACGTATTGTCTTTTCATACAGTAAATAATTTTTTCAGAAAAGTATATGCTTGACTTTCCAAACATTTCGGTTAACTTAATAAGAGTGTCAATACCAAGTTCTTTTATTATCAGTTTGGAATTAGAGTCTATGTCTTTAACTTCGTTTATGTTTATATCTTTCATCCAATTCATTAGTCGTAACCTCTTAGAATGTTTGATGAGTCTTGTTTTCTATACGTCAGTATATTCCCTATGCTATCTTCGTTGCTCCGTACCCAATTCCAATATACTACCGCATCTGCTTTATTAGGCGAGCGACCAAGTCGTTTTCTTATTTCATCCTTACTTTCAATAGCTATCTTTCCGTTATTGACTTTGTACTTTGGCATTATTAACTCAGCTATCATTTCTTCATCCCTTAGCAAAGATATAACGCCAAGCCTCAAATCCTCTCTTAATCGCCAATACATTTGTGCGCGTAAATTAATAAACTTTTCAACGTCGTCGCCTTGTTCCGGCTTGCCTCCGCTTTGTATGTTGATAGTCTCGTGAGTAAATCCGTATTCTTTTAATGTATTAACCGTTCCTGCCCCTACCCCGATACCGTCAACGCCTACATTCACAGGGTTAATGCCTTCCTGATTAATCATAAGAGCAATACGATGACCGAGTTGATTTGAGTCGGGACAGGCTTCATCCTCCAAACCAATAAGAACAGTCCCTTTACCTTTCGCAATACAAGCCTTGTCGCCTGCTTCACTGTTAGCTACATCACAACCTAATCCAAGATTACCGCTTATTGTGTCAACATCCATTGCCTCATAACGCTCAATAGCTTTTATTATCCACTCTAACTTTATCAGACTATCTGAACTTTCGGAAGGGGAAATCCCCCTTGTCCTGCTTAATGTCATTGGATTGTCAACCCCGAACCTTTGTTTTATCCTTTCAACCCCCTGCCTACTTACCGCCCCGTTTATGTATAGTGGGTTATCAAGTACTACATTGGGATGATCATACGCACTTATTCGGACGTGTTCAACACCCGATTGTTCACAAAACCTGTGTAATGTATCGAGTCTGTGGTCTGGATTACCGATGCCGAGTATTAAGTTATGGGGGGATGTACAGGTTGTTTGGAAGGCGTTAATAACCGCTTGATTGATACCAGTCATTTCTTCAAGTATTATAAGCATATTTGCAGCGTGAAATCCTTGAGCCTTAGTTGCGCTCTCTTCATCCGCCCTTATCCCCGCAACAAACCCTACAAGTAACCACTCCTCACTATTAGGAATCATTCTTATCTTTAGTTTCTGCATTTCACCCCGATTAAACCTTGTATATAAGGATGTAATTTCTTTCCATAAGTGTAAAGTCAACTGTGCTTCTTTGGGTGCGGTTGTTACTACTGTCGAGTTCTCCCAACATTCTAAAAACCATAAGGCTATAAGTGCGGCGTTGAAAGTCTTGCCTGTCCCTGTTGCGCTTTCAACACCCACCCATTTACTCGCAACAAGACAATCGAGTATCTTCTTAAAAGGATTAGGAGTACCGTCCCATCTGTGATTTGAGTACTCGGGTATTAAACTCCAGTCTATTTTCTTAGGGTCTATACCAAGTCTTTCCTCATAGTAGAGCAAGGGATTGCTTTGATATAACAATGTTTTGTTTTTGTTATCACTCTTGTTTTTGCGAGCCTTTAATTCGTCTAATAATATAAGGTCAAGCAGTTCATTCATTACTTAGCTTTATTAATGAATAATCCTTTGTCTCTAATACCTGCTTAATTTCTTCATCAGTCAGGTTTTTAACATTTTCTTTTATAAGGTTAAGGTCAATCTGTTGCCTTTGACTCCATTGAAAACGTCTGCGGTTATTGAGCCAATAAATACTTGCCATTGTATCACCGCCAATGGCCTTTCGGAATAAGCTTTGTATAACCCTAACATCTGCCTCGACCTTACCCTTTTTTATGGCGTGTAAAAACCTATCGTCTTTTTTCTTATAGTTGTATAAAGTCTTGCGAGTGATACCAAGGAAAGTACTTATCTCCTCCTCCGTTAATCCAAATCCTGCTAAGAGTTCTACCTTTTGGTAGTCTATTCCTGTTTTCTTAGTCGGTCTTCCGTTTGTCTTTTTTTCTTTCATTTGTTTTTAACTCTTTAAGAATTCAATTTTAACTTCTTCTTCATAAAAGATACCTCTTAATGCGGTAGTCCTCATTAGTCCCTTTGCCTTTGCTCCTCTCATCTCTTTGCATAAGTGTCTGCCATTAACGATAACTCCGATACCTTGCGGTTTCATTTGTTCCCAAAGGTATCTGCAAATATTTTCTGTTAATCGCTCCTGAGTGTTCAGCCTTTTAGAAAAGTAATTGACTATTCTCGAAAGTTTGCTTAAACCGATTATATACTTATCAGGGACGTAACCTATTTTAACTTCGCCAAAGAAAGGGAGCAAGTGATGTTCGCAGAATGTATAGTATTGTATTCCGGACTCAATTATCATTTGGTTATAGCCTTCGCCACTAAACATTTTTATTTTCGGAGGTTCAGCGGTCAGTAACTCGTCCAATGCTTTTATGTATCGCTTGGGTGTTTCAATCAATCCTTCTCTTTCAGGGTCATCATACTTTGAAATAATATGCTTTATTGCGTCTTCCATACTTTGTGTGCTTGGTAGCTTAGTTTCCATTTTGGATTTTCCTTAATTAATTTAATACAGTATGCTAAATTCTCATTATTGATTTCAGACTTTTCATTTATCGGACACAAATAATAATGCTCTGCCTCTATTCCAAGGTCATTTATAACTGAGCCAGCCTTAACAAGATACTTTACTTCGCTTGCCTTAAGTAGTTTAATTTTCTTATTCTTAGGAGCGACTGTTACCCAGTCTAAATTATATGGGACGTCAAACATTCCGTTTGTCTCAATAGCCTGATAATATCCTTTACGCTTAAAGTAATCGACCACCTCAACGTTTAACTGCATTGCGGGTTCTCCGCCAGTCCAAATAATATTGTTACAGTTGTATTTAGCTATCTCTCTTGCTATGTTATAAAGAGTCATTACATTAAATGTTTCAAAGTCCGTATCACAAAAAGAGCAGGATAAATTACATTTCGCTAATCTTATAAAGACCGCGTAGGAACTGCAAACGTCTTTATAAGATTAGGATAAATTACATTTCGCTAATCTTATAAAGACGTTTGCAGTTCCTACGCGGTTACCCTCGCCTTGTATTGAGTAAAATATTTCATTAACACTTAATGTAGGCATAACTATTGCTCGTTTCGTAT